AACGCGCGGGTGTGGGGCGACGCGCGAGTGTCGGGCGCCGCGCAGGTGTACGACAACGCGCGGGTGTACGGCAACGCGCAGGTGTCGGGCAACGCGCGGGTGTGGGGCGACGCGCGAGTGTCGGGCGCCGCGCAGGTGTACGACAACGCGCAGGTGTACGGCAACGCGCGAGTGTTGGGCAACGCGCGGGTGTGGGGCGACGCGCGAGTGTCGGGCGCCGCGCGAGTGTACGGCAACGCGGATTTCCTATTGGTCGGTCCAATTGGCTCACGACGTAGTTTTTTGACCATCACGGCTGATGCAAAAATAAAGGTACGGTTTACTACGGGTTGTTTCTCCGGCAGTCGAAAACAATTGATTGCAGCAATCAAGAAAACGCATAAGCCTACCAGCCGCTACGCTAAAGAATATGCGGCGGCGCTCGTTATGGCTAAATTGGTGAAAGCAATGAAGGGGTAAAGATATGACCGCGCCGCACTTCAACATCCTCACGCAGGAGGAGCTGACCATCGACCTGTCGCGTGACGCCATGCGTATCATCGAGGCCGCTATCGTGAACGGGCTCGACGTGATGCGGACGCAGCCGGACCACGTCTACTGCGAGATTGACAACTTCAGGAACACTCTGCTAAATTTGCTGGAGCGATCTGAACCCAAACCTGGAAACATGGACCTGATAGGGGGCTGAGATGAAGATAGCGCAAATTCTGGACGAGATCGACGACATGAAGCGGTCGGTCGAGCCGACCCGCGAGTCGATCACTAGCTGGTACGACTGGCTGAGTGTGATCCGTGACGAGCAAGAGTTCGTGGAGGGTCGCGAGCTGTACGTCCGGGTTCTGGACATTCAGCTCGGGCACCTGATCCTGATGCTGGTCGGGCTCTCGGTGTCGCTGTGACCGTCCGCTTCACGCCTCAGGGCTGCAAGGTGGAGACCACCTGCATCATCCAACCGAACGGCCAGTACCGCGAGTGCATCGTGCTCTCGGTCGACCCCGCCAGCCACCTCGCGCTCGCGGTCGAGGAGAGCGCGGGCCAGTCCCTCGCGCCCCGGGCCGGGCTCCCGCCGCGCGGCTCGACCCGCGTCCGAGCGACGAAGTACGGGTTCGAGGTAGTGCCGGAGCGTCGGTGAGCTGGAATCGTAAAGCGTGGTTGAAGACCGCAAACGGGCGCACGTAGACTGGAACAAATAGAAACTGTGACGTAGTTCCTGCTTTTTCGGTTGAGGGCGCGTAAGATTTAAACCATCGAAGCAACGGAACTGGAGAACGAGATGATGAAAGAGATCCCCGACAGCATAGAACTTGAGCAGGCTCTGCGCCACGCGGCCGTCACGTTCCACCCGGACAGCATTAGCTTTGACAAGCGCACCGGCTCCGCCAAGGTCCGCGTCAATGGCGCCTACACTGCCGACGGACTCCGCGCCCTGGCTGCGGAGATGGACTATCTGGCCGCCGCCATCGAAGTGGTGACCCGGTGAAGACCGCCATCGCCTACACCCGGGTCTCCACCGCCGAGCAGGGGCGCTCCGGGCTCGGCCTGGAGGCCCAGCGGGCCGCCATCGCGGCGTTCGCGGAGAGGGAAGGGATAGCCGTCCAGGCGTGGCACGCTGACGTACAGTCCGGGAAGCGGGTGTCGGACACCCTGACGGAGCGCCCCGGGCTCAGCGCCGCCCTGGCGGCCTCCCAGGCGGCCGGGGTGCCTGTCCTGGTATCGAAACTGGACCGCCTGTCCAGGGATGTGCACTTCATCTCGGGGCTGATGGCCCACAAGGTGCCGTTCCTGGTGGCCGAGCTGGGCGCGGACGTGGACCCCTTTATGCTGCACCTCTTCGCCGCCCTGGCCGAGAAAGAGCGCGCGATGATATCGCAGCGCACAAAAGCCGCCCTGGCCGCCCTCAAGGCCCGGGGCGTCAAGCTGGGGCCGAAGCGACCGAACCCGACCGCCGGCAACGAAGCGAACCGGCGGAAGTGGGCGGCGTACCGGGCGCAGAAAGCTGTTGACGGCGCCCGGGCGCAGGCGTAGAGTTCAAGGCGTCGATCAACCGAAACTGGAGATTCGAAAATGGACACCCTCTTAAAGTTCCACCACACCCCGACCGGCCGCACCACCATGAAGCGCTTCGAGGAGGTCTCCGTCTCTACGGGGGCAAACACGCGCGACTCCGAAGGGCGGTGGGCGTTCATCAACGTGCACGTCAGCGACCTCACCAGCGAAGGTGAGCCCTCCTATTACGTGCAGATGGACCGCGAGACCGCGGCGCGCGTCGCGAAGCAGCTGCAGGAGTACCTGGACGCGAAGGTGCCGTCATGAGCCGCTCCGACAAGGTCGGCAAGACCGCCACCAAGGTCTTCATTGACGAGTCCGACAACTCGTTCAACGTGAAGTACCACAACACCATCGTCTGGAAGCGCCGCGCGGACGGCGTCATCGTCCTCAACTCCGGCGGCTGGCGCACGGTGACCACCAAGGCCCGCATGAACCAGGCGTTCAACCAGTTCGAGGGCGGCGCTTACCAGGTGTACCAGGAGAAAGGCGAGTGGTTCGTGCAGCGCCTGCCGCACGGCAGCGCCCAGCCGATGCCGTTTGACGATCACATGGTCATCAACCCGAGCTGGAAGTCGGAATCATGAACCTACCGTTCCCCGAGCGGTACCGCCAGGCCCGCCTCTACGCCGCGCAGGTGCGCCAGCGCCAGGCGATGGGCCGGCGCTATGATCATCACCCGAACAACATCATCAAGCCGAACATCAGGAGAATCGTTAGTGCGAGCACCGACATTGAGCCATCCGTGGCGCGAGCGTAGCCCCGGCGTGCAGACCATCGACCCAGTGGCGAGCAGCCGCAGCAGCCAGTTCGCAGCGTACTTGGACACGCTGCCGCCGGTCGAGCGCCGGCAGATCGAGGTGGCGGAGCGCGCGTTCGTGTCGCGCTCCCATCTGACCACGAGCCCGCAGCATTCGACGGCGCGAGACTTCGCCGCCAGCATGCTCGGCGTGAAGGAAGACGAGCCCGCGGGCTACCGCGGTTTCGTTGTTTGACAGGCGGGGAATTTCTGTTACTCTGGAAAGTGTACCCCCAAATTCGTTAACCCGAGGAGATAGAAGCCGATGAGCATTGCAAAATTTGCGGCTGCGCTGCACGCGTTCGCCGATGCCTTGATGGAAGACGCCGAGGGCGAGGTCGAGAAGGTCGTCGCCGCCGTGAAGGGCAAGGGCAAGAAAGCTGCCGCGACCCCCGTCGTGGACCCTACGCCTGCGTCTGGTGCGGTACAACCGACGGCAGCGACGGCCTCTGTGCCTGCGGTTGCCCCGGCTGCGGCTACCGCCCCTGCCGCTGTCACCTCATCGATTACCAAAGACCAACTCAACAAGGTTGTGCTGAAGGTGGCCGCGAAGGATCGTGACGCGGCCGAGGCGATCCTCGCCAGGTTCGGCGCCAAGAACACCGTGACGATGCCGCCGGAGCAGTGGCAGGCGGTGTACGACGCGTTCGAGGAAGAGATCGCGAAGCAGGACGCGGCCGCCGTGCAGGTCGCGCAGGCGTCACTGGTCTGAGAAGAGTCCCGCCCGCGCGCCGAAGCGTGTGTAAGACGCCCTGTTTAGACGGGGGAGTAGGCGCGCGGGACTGGGCTAGGAGCTGAAACTGTGATAATCAACGAGCTACCGCCGAACTTCGAGCAGATCAAGGCCGCGTTCCCGCGAGCGGGAAACCCCGGCGTGGTGTTCGCGTACTGCCCCGACATATACAACCCCTCCGGCATCACCCTCCCGCCCGCGCTGATCGCTCACGAGAACGTACACATGGAGCGACAGACCGCGTGGCTACAGCAGAAGTGGTGGGAGCAGTACATCGCGGACTCTGAGTTCCGCTACAACGAGGAGCTGCTGGCGCATGTCGCCGAGTTCAAGGCCCTGAAGGCTGGCGACCGGAACGCGAGCGCGCGGCTGCTGATGTCGACGGCGCTCCGGCTGGTGGCGCCGCTCTACAACTACCAACCGCCGCGCACGCTGCAGCAGGCGATGAAAGACCTTCTACAGGAGATTGCAAAATGATTAACGTTCAATGGATCGAGTTTCCTCTCGCTATCTCTGGCATGTTCTTCTGGCTGGGTATTCTCGGTGTCGCGATCCGCGCCAGCAGAAAAAAATGAGCGGCACGCACTCAATTCTCGCGCCCTCGGGCTCCGCCCGCTGGCTACGCTGTGTCGGCGCGCTCTACAACTACCAGCCCCCGCGGACGCTGGCGCAGGCGGTCAAGGATCTACGACGGGAGATTGGGAAATGAGAGCGTGGCTTTTCCGTTTACTATCCCCCAAGCACGACGCCGCCCAGCCGTTGGCCGAGCTGCGCCGCGAGTACGAGCGCAAGTGGTCCACACTGCAGCGGTCACCCCTCGATGAGAGTGTGTGGGCGCGTAAGTTCGCGGTGCTGGACGCCGACTACGCCAACCTGGTGAAAGATACGCAGGACGTGCGAGATGAGAACGTTATGCTTAAGCGCACCCTCGCCAAGTTGCTGTCATGAGCGGCACGCATTCAATCCTCGCACCCTCCGGCTCCGCGCGCTGGCTCCGCTGCGTCGGCGCGCTCTACCTGTCGCGCGGCGTGCCGGATCCTGACAAAGAGCACAGCGCGAGCGGGACGTGCTCGCACTGGCTGCTGCAGTGGCAGCTGGAGCACCCGACGCTCGACCTCGACAGCTGGCTCGGCAAAGAAATGACCTTCGGCGAGAATCCGCCGTTCACGTTTAAGGTCGACGAGGAGCGGCTCGACCGCGTGCGCTCGTGCGTCGCCGTCATCAACCGCGAGCCGGGCGAGATGCTGGTCGAGCACCGGCTCGACACGACGCCAGTCCTGGGTGTGCCGGACCAGGAAGGGCACAGCGACATCATTAAGCTGTACCCGGAGGGCGGCGCGGTCATCCGCGACCAGCTGTACCCCGGCGTCCTGTCCGTGCACGACTACAAAGACGGTTACCTCCTGGTGAACGCGAAAGACAACACGCAGGGGTTGATCTATCTTTGCGCCGCGATGATCGAGTTCAGTCTGATCGGCATCTTCAACGCTTTTCGGTTCTGCATCCACCAGCCGAAACTGAACCACTACGACGAGTGGACCTACACACGCGCGGAGCTGGAAGCGTTCATGACGCTGATCCGCCCCGTCGCGAAGCTGGCCTATGACATCTACCACGAGAACGTGCCGTTCGACCCCGCACTGCACCTGGTGGCAGGCGAAGAGCAGTGCACGTACTGTGAGGTACGCGGCCGCTGCATCGCGCGAGCACGGCGCATAGCGAGCATGTTCGAGCCGCTGATCAAACGGCACGAGATGGACGACAAGTCGCTCGGGATCGTGTACGCTCAGCTCGACGAGATCGAGGCGGCGATCACGGACTTCCGCGCCGAGGCGCTGCGCCGCGCGAAGCTGGGCGTGATCGTCGACGGCCAGAAGCTGATCTACGGCAACAAGGGCCGGCGGCAGTGGATCGACAAGGCGAAGGCTGAGTCGATGATGCAGCTGATGGCGCCCACGGAGAAGATTTACGAGCCGCGCGAGATCGTCTCGCCAACTCAGGCAGAGAAGATTTTGAAGGGCGACTACGCCGCCCTCAAAGACCTGGTGACACAGTCGGACCCCCAACTCCGGCTCGTGCCACTGGACCACAAGGGAGCGGCGGTAACGCCGATCCAGTTCGCCCCGACGCAAGAGCCGGGATTAATCTAGGAGATTCGAAAATGGCTGAAGTAACTTTGAACCGTCAGATCAAGATGAACAACGTGCGGCTGCTGCGCGTGTCGCTCACGAAGCCGTACGTCGGCAAGGATGCGAAGGTCGACCCGGCCACGGGCAAGCAGGAGGGGAAACACCACATCGACGCGGTGTTCCCGCCGACCCACCCGCAGTTCCCCGAGCTGCAGAGCCTGATCCGCAACGTCGCAACGGCGAAGTGGAACGAGCTGGCGCAGCAGAACTTGGACATGATCAAGGGCAACAACCAGCGCTTTCCGCTCCAGCGCGGCGACCAGTACCGCCCGGGTAAGCCGGCGTACGCGGGACAACTCTATATCAGCGCCGGCAACAAGGACCAGCCGACGATCCTGGTGACCGAGAACGGGGTGAACATCTCGAACCGCCCCAACGGTCTCGGTGGCGCGGTGTTGACGCCGAGCCACCCGTGCTGGCCGTACGAGGGCAGCTTTGCGAACGTGCTCCTGGAGTTCTACACGTACGTGTACGGCAACTCGCCCGGCATCGGCTGCAGCGTGCTCGGCGTGCAGTTCGCGAAGCACGGTGAGCGGTTGCGCGGCAGCTCGGTGGCGAGCGGCAGTGAGTTCGGTCTGGTTCCGCAGGACGCGGACGCCGCGCCGGCCGGCGCGCAGGCTCCGGCGGCCGCGGTCGGCGGCGCGGGCCTGATCTAAGGTTGTAACCGAGTCCCGCCCCGCGCGCCGCCGCCCAGTCAATAAAAGCTGGCAAATTAAGTTGGTGCATCTGATGGCACTGGCGTCGCGCGGGGAGATGGGGCAGAAACTAGGAGTTGAAAATGACTGAAGCAACGCAACAGCGATGGCCCGGGTTCGGCTACGAACCCGTGCGCGGTCTCGCGAACCGCTACATCTCGCGCTACCTCCGCACGCAGCGCAAGAACATGCGCCGCTTTTTCCAGGAGCGCGGCCTGTACGCACTCGCCGAGCGCATGAACCAGATCCGAAACTCACGGCAGGGTATGCTTGCCAAGAACTTGATGTTCCAGGCGGTGCTCAATGACTACGCAAAACTTTCCTCCCCTCCGGTCGTCACTTCTGATGTTCCGGGAGTTCCAGAAGGTGCAGGAGAACCGGCGCAAGATATCGTCATTGACGAAGCCGCACATCCGTAAGCTGCGCGGCGTCGACACCTGGGTGTGCCAGTACCGTTACTTTGGGCCGCAGATCCCCGGGTTCGGCTTGACGCCGTCGGAAGCGTACCGTGACTGGAAGGCATCTCAGCAGTGTTGAAGCTTCTCTTCCTCGACACGGAGACCCGCTCCCGCGTTGACATCAGCGCGGGCACGGACCGTTACACGCGCGCGGCCGAGTGCATGATCGTGACGTACACGTTCGCGACCGGGCCGGCGAAGATCTGGCTCCCGCGCGTGGACCCGCTGCCGCCGCGCGACCTCGCCGACGCGCTGAGCGATCCCGAGTTCCTGATCCTCGCGCATAACTCCGCCTTCGACCGGCTGATCCTCGCCCGCGCGCTCGGGCTCGTGACGCCGATCTCTCGCTGGCGCTGCACGATGGCGGCCGCGAGCGCGCACGGGCTCCCCGGGTCGCTGGAGAGCCTGGGCCGGGTCTGCATGCTGACCGCGGACGAGGGCAAGCTGACGGACGACAAGGGCCTCATCCACACGTTCTGCGTGCCGCAGCCGGCGACCGGCCAGTTCATCGAGCCGGAAGACAAGCCGGAGGAGTGGGCGCGCTTCTGCGCGTACGCTATCCGCGACACCGAGGCGCTACGCGCGATCTTCAACCGCATGCCGGCCGTGAACTACGCGGGCGTGAACCTTCGCAGCTGGATGCTAGACCAGCTTATCAATGAGCGCGGGTTCGGGTTCGACGTGAAGCTTGCGCAGGCGGCGTCCGACTTCCTCGATCAGGCGCGCGAGGCGTCGCGAAAGGTGATGCGCGCGAACACCGACAACCAGATCGGCTCGGCAACGCAGGCGAAGCGCCTGCTCGCCTACATCCGCAACCGCTACGATATCGATATCGAATCCCTCAAAGCAGGAGATGTGCGTGACTGGCTTGAAAGTGACGACCTGGACCCAATTCTTCGCACTGTTCTCGAAGAGCGGCTTGAAGCTGGAAAAAGTGCTGGTAGTAAATGGAAGCGGGGACTTGCTTTGGTTGGCCCCGAAGCGCGCATCCGCCACTGGTCCCGTTGGTCTGGTGCGGGCCGTACAGGCCGCCATAGTGGACGCGGGCTACAACCACACAACCTTCCACGTCCGTCTATCACCACAAGGCGCCCTCCGGGACACCCGAGAGCTGGACGAATCGAGCTGGAGCCGGTTAAAGCAGATACTATTGACGATATCATCATCCCAGGAATCTACTCCGGCGCTGCACTGAACAACCCGCTCGTCTACGGCGGCCCGTTTGAGGCCACCGCGATAGCTTTGCGCCACGGGATTGTCGCGGCTCCAGGTAACGAGTTAATGGTCGGCGACTTCAAAAATATAGAGAGCGTCGTGACGCCCTGGCTCGCTGGCGAGACGGCCGTGCTCGACGCTTTCCAGGCGCTGTTCGACAACCCCAAGGACAAATCGCGCGACCCGTACCGAATCCTCGCCGGCAAGATGCTTGGGAAAGCACCAGCAGATGTGAACGAGTCCGAGCGGCAGATGGGCAAGGTAGCGATCCTTGCGTTCGGGTTCGGCGGCGGCGTCGCCGCGCTGGTCAACATGACCATCGTGTATCAGATGGACATAGAGCCGCTGGCCGCTATCGTGCTGCCGACGGCGACGCCTGAGCAGCTGGAGAAAGCGAACCAGGCCTGGGAGCGTGCGTTCCTGACAGGCGAAGATTTCGAGCTGGACCGCGCGACGTATATGGCGTGCGACGTTCTCAAGCAGGCGTACCGCGCCGCTAACCCCGCTATCAACCAGATGCGCTACGACTTGAACACCGCGATCCTGGAGGCAGTAGCCGACAAGAATGGTACAGTGTACAACGTGGCGCGGTGCCAGGTCTGGTGTAATGCGTCGTTCCTGGTGATTCAATTACCGGGCGGCCGACGACTGCTCTACGCGTCACCGATCCTGAAGCAGGAAGAGGTAGAGGATCCGCTCGGCGGCAGGTCGTGGAAGAGCCGATACGTTACTTACCTAACCGTCAGAGGGCGTAGCTGGCGCCGCGAGCGCGCGTGGTCCGGCCTCTTCGTTGAAAACATAGTCCAAGCAACCGCCAACGACGTGCTCCGGGCCGCGATGCTGCGACTGCACGACGACACGCTTACAGTACCAGCTATCGTTACCTATTTGCAGACGCTAGAACCGTACGCCAGGACAGCGCTGAGCCTTCATGTGCACGACGAGGCGGCCCTAGATATACCCAAAGGTAGCTACCCCGAGGAGCGGTTTCGAGCGGTACTCACGGCTAAAGAGCCGTGGATGAACGGCTTACCGGTGGCCGCCGATACGTGGCGACATGATCGTTATGGGAAAAGGTGATGACAATGAGCGACAGGGAAGCGGACGACATTTTTCTACGGCAGCTGCTCGGACTTATCCAGCTGGGTGTGTTCGGCATCGCCGTGATGCTGCTGATCGCAGTTTATGCATATTCACAACAGGAGAGTATCTGTGGAAAAAACGAAGTACGAGCTGAAAGCGGAAGTGGAGACAGCGAACGTCCTCCCGAAGACACTGCAGGCGGAGACGCAGCTCATGCCTATGGGTGGCGCGACGATTCCGATGTACGCGGTCTACGGCCGCACTGACGACGACCGGCGCGTGTGGTGCGCAACGTTCGTCGACTCGGACGAGGCGATGGCCTGGGTGCACGCGTCGCGAGTGTTCGGCCGCGCGGTGCGCGGGGCGGTGATAGCGCAACAGGAGGCGAGCGATGGCACGGGAACGGACGGTGGAGCGACGGCTGAAGCAGCGAATTGAAGATGTCGGCGGCGCGTGCGAAAAGTTCGAGAGCGCGGTCAGGGGTGAGCCTGACCGCATCTGCTCGTTCCCTAACAAGTATCACTGCATGGTGGAAACTAAGTGGGCGAAGAACGTCAGGCCGGAGCCGCACCAGCTACGCCGACACGAGTTCTGGCGTAGGCGCGGCATGGATGTGTGGGTGGTAGGCTGCAATGAACACATCGAACAGCTCATTGATTTTGCCTCCCTTCAGCCCGCGCGACTATCAGTCGGAGGCATCGATATTTTTAGTGGATCACCCGCGAGCGATGCTGGTGGCCGACCCCGGCCTGGGAAAGACGGGAACGTCACTGTTAGCCTTGGATTTACTGAAGCTGATCGGATCAAACTTTTTTCCGGCACTTGTCTTAGCCCCGAAGCGCGTCGCGGACGTGGTGTGGGCAGGGGAGAAAGATAAGTGGGCATCATTCCAACATCTGAAGGTGGTCCAGATAACCGGGACATTGAACGAGCGATTAGAGATTTTGAAGAGACCGACGGCCGATATCTACGTGATAAACTACGAGCTAGTGCCGTGGCTTATCTCACTTTGGCCGCCGGAGAGGTGGCCGTTCCGTATTGTGATAGCGGACGAGTGCAGCCGCCTCAAGGGGTTTCGCCTCAACAAGGGGACTGTGAGAGCGACAGCCTTAGCGAGTATCGCGCAATTCACCGGGCGCTGGTGGAATCTTACTGGAACGCCCTCTCCGAACGGCTTACAAGATCTCTGGGGACAACTTTGGTTTATCGATTTTGGACAGAGACTGAAGCGGACATACACGGCATTCTCCGAAGCGTACCTCATGGAAGACAGATACACGAAAAAGATTTCTTTGCAGCACGGGGCAGAAGCGGCGATACATGAGGCGGTCAAAGACGTGCTAGTAGCGTACCGCGCCGAAGACTGGCTAGACATCACGAAGCCGCAGGAGCTGGCGGTCGAGTTCGAGCTGCCGCCAGCGGTCCGCGCGCAGTACAAGCGCATGGAAAAAGAGTTTTTCCTCGAAGTTGACGACGCGGCAATCACCGCCGGTACCGCGATGGTCAAGTCCACAAAGCTGCTGCAGATCGGCGCCGGATCAATCATAGACACCGATACAGGAGAGACACATGCGTTACATGACGCCCGGCTGGAAGCGCTCGACGACGTTCTGGAGCAGATTGAACCTGCGCCTCTACTGGTTAGTTACTGGTGGAAAAGCGATCCGGCCCGCATCCTGGCGCATCTGGCTCGCAAGAAAATTCTGGCGCGGGTATACCAGGGGAAGCAGGATGAACAAGACTGGAACGCGCGCAAGTTCCGGGTGCTCCTCCTCCAGGAGCAGAGCGCGTTCGGGCTGAACCTGCACGGACCCTGCCGCGACATTCTGCATTACAGCTACACCTGGAGCGCGGAGCTGTGGCAGCAGATGGTGGAGCGTGTCGGCCCAGCGCGGCAGGCCCAGGCTGGTAAAAAGGCGGCGGTTCGTGTATGGTATGCCGTAGCGAAAGGTACTGTCGACCAGGACGTGGTCGACAGCAATTTTCAGAAGATAACCGTTGAGCAGGCGTTGAAGCGCGCCCGCGCGAGGAGCAGACAGTGAGAACTACAGAGCTGAAACCCAAGTGCCCGAAGTGTGGGCGCGTGATGATTCACGGGAAAGATACGCGCGGCAAGCACCGCTGGGTGTGTCGCGAAAGTAGCGGAGATCGTAAGACATGTTACTCAACCGTAGGAGACCCGACCGTGGTGAAGAAACAGGACGGTTCAACGAAGCGCGCGGGGCCGCCGCCGAAGTTTAAGCGACCGCTCGACTCGAAGATTTTCGTCGTCACGGCCGCGCAGAACGCGACGCCGCTACACGATACGTTTTGGGCGTCGCTCCTGCAGTATTGCGAGTTCCGCGGCGCCGAGCTGCTGGTGCTCCCGATCCGGTACAAGAACGCGACCTCGCGCTGGACCGCGAGCCAGGCGAACGAGGAGTGGTGGCTCGACCGTCCGGCGGCGCCGTATAGTATTGAAACGCACGCTCCAGAGACGCCTGACGCGTACTACAATCGAGTCTACCCGAACCGGAAATACCTGTGGAACGTGCGCCGCGACCTGAACAAGAACATCACGGTGCTAGGCGACATCAAGGTGCAGCCGACCGCGGCGAGCCCGCTGACCGGCTTCGAGGGCATCACGCACGGCGAGTCTGGCATCCTGGGCCACACGAAGTTGCAGCTCAAGGTGGTCGCGACGCCGCAGGGCAAGTACCCGAAGATCCTGACGACGACGGGCGCCTGCACGGTGAAGAACTACACCGACTCGCGCGCCGGCAAGCTGGGCGAGTTCCATCACACGCTCGCGGCGGTGGTGGTCGAGGTCGACGGCCCGCGCTTCCATCTGCGGCAGATCAACGCCTCGAAGGATGGGACGTTCTATGACCTTGACTACTTCTACGACGGCTCGAAGCGCAAGCCTGTGCAGTGCAGCGGCGTGCCCGCGCTCGTCATGGGCGACACGCACGTCGAGGGTATCGACCCGGCGGTGGAGAAGGCGACGTTCGGTGACATGATCCCGTTTTTCCGGCCGAAGAAGCTTTTCTGGCACGACCTGGAGGATGGCGGTAGCGTCAACCACTGGGCGCAACAGAACCCGTTCGTGTCCGGCGCCCGCTACTTTGCGCAGCAGGGCTCGGCCAGCGAGGAGTTCTACAGCGCGCTCGCGTTTGTCAGCGAGAACACGCCGCTCGACACCGAGTCGTACATCGTGGCCTCGAACCACAACGACTGGCTGCACCGCTGGATCCTGGAGCGCGACTGGAAGACGCTGTCACCCCGCGACCGAGGCTTCTACCTCAAGGTGGCGAGCAAGCTGTATGAACAGTCAAAGCTACTCACGGGCGACGATGCTGAGAAGCTGAACGCTTTCATCATGCTCGCTAAAGAGCACTTCGCCAACGTTCCAAACATCAAGGTGCTCGACTACGAAGAGAGCGCCGTCGTGGAGGGTATCGAATGTGGCATGCACGGACACTATGGGCCGAACGGCTCGCGGGGATCGGCGCGCAACATGCGCCGGATCGGTGTGAAGAGTATCATCGGGCACTCGCACACGCCCGCCATCGAGGAGGGGTGCTACCAGGTTGGTACATCCACCAAGCTGTCGCGGGGCTACACGCACGGCCCAAGTTCCTGGCTGAACACGCACTGCTTGATATACCCCAACGGCAAGCGTACACTGATCAACATCATCGACGGAAAATGGAGGTTGTGATGCGGTACGCTCTTCTGTTCGCCTTGATTCAGCTGGTGAACTTGCCGCTGATGGTTGCGGGCTGGTTCCTTTGCCTACTGCCTACGGTGCCTTGGCTATGGTGGAACGATGACGATTACGCGCTTATCCGCGACATGACCTATTGGCGGCGCTACGTGTACATCGCTTGGCGTAACCCGGTCGCGAACCTGCGGCACGTCCCCGGCGTCTCGAAGGTAGGCAGACCGCTTTACTACCGAACGTGGCTAGTAAAGGGAAGGCAGCTATATTTTAAAGCCGGCTGGATGAGCAACGGGTATCCTGCGCTCTCAGCTGGCGCCGGTAGGGGGTACTGACATGAAATGGATCCTGGTATGGTGGGTGATCCACCCGCACCACCCTCAGGTGATACACCGCGAGGTGTACGCCTCGATGGCGGAGTGCGTGAACATAGAATCTATTCTTCCGGCGAACAGCCGGCATCACTGCAGTGTGGAGTAAATAATGGCACAGACGAAGCTTGGATCGATAGCTGAGGCTTGGGCGAACATCGCCGTAGGCTTCACCATCAACTATTGCGCGAACCTGGTGATCCTCCCGCTGTTCGGCTTCCACAGCCTGACCGCGCGGAACAACTTCATCATCGGCTGCATCTACACAGTCATCAGTCTGGTACGTAGCTACGTGCTGCGGCGCTGGTTCAACGGACTGAAGTTCGGTCACGACACGCAACCGGCGGGAGGCTGAGATGAGTGATATAAAGGTATTTCAGGATTGGGTTGAAAGCGGTTGGACGCGCAAGGTAGACTCCGAGCGGGACGAGCTGCGCGAGCTGGCGGTGATGACTCTCGGTCTGGCCGGAGAGACTGGCGAGGTGATTGAGCCGATCAAGAAAGAGATCCGCGGGGATGGTCCGGTGGACATCGCCAAGCTGGAGCTGGAGCTGGGCGACGTACTGCACTACCTTTGCCGCATCGCTAGCCACTACAAGATCAACATGGCGGGCGTGATCATCAGCAACATCCAGAAGATCGAAAGTCGGCGCGGCAAGCGCGCGTGGGAGGTAAAATGAAGATGACCCTACCGACGGACAGCAACGAGCGCAAGAACATTCCGCTCTATTCCGGCGTCCTTAAGTACGCCCCGGCGGCGCTCGCCGGGATGGCGCGCATCTCGAAGGCGGGCAACGATAAGCACAACCCAGGGGAGCCGCTGCACCACGCGCGCGGCAAGTCGAACGACCACCCCGATTGTATCCTGCGGCACGCGGCGGACGTAGCCGACATAGAAGCGGCACTGCAGCGCAGGGATTTCCCCATCGACAAGGATGATGACTTGGCACGCGCCGCGACCATCAAGGCGCTGCTTACGGAGGCTAGCCAGCTCATGTGGCGGGCGGCGTTGTGGTCGCAGGAGCTGCACGAGAAGTACGGCGGTGCGCCGCTGGCACCAGGGGCGCGCGAGCCATCTGCGGCTGAACCAGGGAGTAGTCCGTGCTGGACAAGCTGTTAGATCTTCTGGCGAGTCTGTGGGAGCAACTCGTGCCGCTCGGCGTGATCCACCCGTACAACGGCGGCGTGCAGCTGCGGATGGGGAAGTTTCGGCGGGTGATAGAGAGCGGCACCTGGTACTGGAAGATACCGTTCGCGGACCACATCCTCACAGAGTGCGTGGTCCCGCGAACGGAGCGGCTGACCGGGCTTGCGACGACGACGGTCGACGGTAAAGCCGTCGGCTTCGACGCCGTCATCACGTACCGCGTCTCTGATATTCAGAAGTCGTTGCTCGAAGTGAACGACCTGAAGGACGCCATCGCCGACACTTGCGCCGGCATCATCGGCACGGAGCTGAGCAACGCGACGTGGGCATCTATCATTCACGGCGACATGGTCGAATCTTTGACCTCGGCGTGCCGCAAGCGTGGTTGGGAGTGGGGGGTTGAGATACAGCTCGTGCAGCTTACGGGCGTTGCGCCAGTGAAAAATCTGCGCGTGTCCATGAGCGGGCACGCGCATCTACCTGTTTGAGCGGTGAGGAGTGGAGAACTTTGGGGCGCTACGGCGCCCCTCTTTTTATCTTGACGTGAACGATCTTGTGCCGATACTTTGTCGTCTGCGCACGGTGGCGTGATGCGAAGTCTTTCATCGTGACGCGGCTGCCGGTCACGGGCACAGAGGCCGCTGGAGCCGGAGCTGGAGCTGGTGTGGCGGCCGGCGTAGCATTGTCCGCCAGCGCGGGCGCCGGAGTTTCGGGCGGCGGCGGCGGCGTGGGAGGGGTCTCGTTCACCACGCTACCGAGCGCGTACCTGGTACTGCCCACCAGGCTTCCGGCGGAGTCTTTCGATACGGGCGAGCTGGCCGGATCGAACATACGCACCTTGTTGTCGGCCAGCGCCAGCACGTAGCTCGGCGCCTTGAGCTGCTGGGCAGTGCTGATATCGTTGTCGGAGAACTGCGTAGAGCGATCCTCGCCCGCCGGGTGCGTGTGATAGGTGGAGTGCAGCTGCCATCCTTTGGGTACGCCCACCGCCGCCTCGAAGTGCGCGCCGTCGTTCTGACCCACGGGCGCGGTTGCCGCGTAGACCTTCTGCTCCGGGTTGTACAGGATGCCGCCACCTGTCTCGGTTTTCTGGTTGGTAATGCCGCGCAGCGCAGCGACCGCCGCCGCACTCGCCGTCGGGTAGGTCTGATACTGGGCCGCGAGCCGCGATGGTGAAGGTTTGCCGCTCATGTGTAACGGAAGACCACAGCACCAGAAGAGCCTGCGTAGCCGCCGGCAACAGCGCCGCCGGATCCGCCAACGCCGTACGGACTGCCGTCGCCGCTTATTTTCCCGGCAGTGCCGGCGCCGGGTCCGGCTGCGCCGGTTGTGTTGGTGTTGTTACCGCCAGTTGCCGTACCGCCCGCACCTCCCGTACCGTTCGTCGATGGGGTGGCGCCCGTACCGAACGCGCCGCCGTTGGCTGTCATTGTGGTGAACCCAGTGACAGTGCCCGCAATGATAGAGCCGGCAGATCCCGCTGTGCCGTTAGCACCTGTGCCGCCAGCACCGGCACCGCCGGCCGGTACGGTGTATTTGAAAGTCTTACCAGTGCCACCTAACCCGCTAGCGGTATAGACGCTGTACGAGAATCCTCCGCAGCCGCCGTAACCGCCGCGATGCCCGCCAGTGTTAGCTCCGCCGCCGCCTCCGCCCGAACCCCACACCTCCGCGTAGACGTTCGTCGTGCCGGTTGGGATCGTCTCCGTCGCAGCGGTGCCCGTCGTGTAGACGTGAAGGATCGCGCCCGCGTTTACGCTCAGCGCAACCGTCCCGCTACCCAGTACCGGCGTGCCACTGTTGCTGTTGGATATTTTGTACGTTCCACTGACGGTGACGGTCCCGACATCTCCGGTATATCCGGTCATGCCGATGGACAGGCCGGAGTTCGTGATGTTGGTCCACGACCCTTGCGCCGCGGAGAAGTTTACGCCCGCCGTGCCGCCGGTTCGCGTGATGTCTATCCAGTACCCGGCCCCCTGGTTCGCCTCGTTGGGCGACAGCCAGCTCGATGTCGTCACGCCGTTCAGCGTGGCGGATCCGTTACCCGCCAGCACTAGCGGCGTCGTCCCGCTCCAGTTCGGCGACTGCACATTAGAGCCGCCGGTCAGCGTGATGGAACCGGAGCCGAGCTGGTTCACGCCGCCCGAGTCGCTCGCAATGATGTACGTGCCCGTGGCGTTCGTGGTCCCGCTACCGCCAATGATGCCGATGGTAAGACCGCCGCTCGTGATGTTGGTATACGCGCCGGTCGCCGCAGTGAACGTGGTACCGCTGGTGCCGCCGGTCTGCGTTATCTTGATGTAGTAGCTCGCGCCGATACTTCCGGTCGACGGTGCGTACCAACTAGATGCGCCTACGCCGTTGAGCGCCGCCGCTCCGTTGCCGTTCAGGACAAGGTTCGCCGCGCCATTGTACGTCGGGCTCTGCACGCCGTTGTTGCCCGATAGCGTGATCGTACCGCTCGCGACTACCGGGGAACCTGTGATGCTGCTCGACAGACTGTACGTCCCGGTGATCTGCGCCTGCGCGTTGCCGCTGATCGTGAGGCCGCCGCTCGTGATGTTGGCCCACACCCCTTGGGTGTCTATCGTCAAGACAGTGGTGGGGGTGCCAGAGATGTTGGTGCTGGGGCAGGTAAAGGTCGGGCTACCGGCAGTAAAGGTACAGCCCGCGATAAGCTGCCCCGTGCTTAGCTGTATGTTGTAGTTGCTCGCTGTGTTCCCGTTGAAGTTCGCGGTTAGAGATCCGCCCGTGTAGGTGGCGCCGCTCGGCGCCACGGTGGCGAAGGCAGGGTTGATTACAACGAACGCGAGGCCGGAGAGGCCGCCAGTCTTCGTGATCTTGATGTAATAGCTGGCGCCTATGTTGGTTGCTGTTGGCGTGAACCAATTACCGGGCACGGCGGTTCCGCCGGTCGCCGTCGTAAGACCGCTACCTCCGAACGTGACACTGGTGGCGGTAATCACCTCACCTTGCGCCGTGGGGCTCGATACGTACGGGGAGAACGGATTACCGTGCCAGATGGGCGTGTAATATTGCACGCCGTCGCAGGTGATCGGCAGCCACCCGGCCGGGGAGCTGGCAGCTGTCCCCGGCTTGTTTGTGGCAACGAACGTTGCGGTGTGCGCTCCTGTCGTCGCTGAGCTGTTCACGATCAGCGCGGAGTTCCCGGCCTGGGTCGAGGATATCTGCAGCGGGGCGCTGCCGAGCGCGCCCGCGTTGAGCGTGAGCGTAACGCCCGTGCCGCCGCTGTTGGGCGCGTCCAGTGTCATCTCGCCCGTGGCCGCTATCTGGAAGCCGTACGCGGAAAGCGCCGATGTCCCCACAGTCGCCAACGGCGGAGTGTACGGATCTACCTGCCATCGTAGCGTGTTCGTGCTGTCGTAGAACTGCACGAGGTAGATGACCGACGTGTCGAGATAGATCGGCGGGAAGCGCCCGTAGCTGTCCGCGGTCACGAAGCCGGTGATCGGGAACGGCGTCGTCAGCGCACCGTCCTGATAGACGTTCGCTGGCGTGGAAGAGCCCGACAGGAAGAACTGATAAGTGGATCCTGCGAACGCAGGGCTCAGACACGACTGCGCCTCGCAGTACGGCAGGCCCTCCACAGACATTCCGTCGACGGTGGGATAGCTCACGTTACAGCCAGAGCGGAAGGTAGTACGTAGCGCCGTCGCACGTTATCGGTAGCCATTTCGTCGGTGCTGTAGTCGCGGAGCCCGGCTTGTTGGTCGCTGTGAACGTAGCGGTCTGCGCTCCCGCGACGACGGTGGAGTTCGCAATCAGCGCGGGCGCCCCTGCGCCAGAACCTACGAGTTCGAGCGCGGTGCCGCCGGCACGGGCGGGCACCGTCAGTGTGATGCCAGCCCCTCCGGGGACGGGCGCCGACAACGTCATCTCGCCCTGCGCGTTGAGCACTATCTGGCCGTTGCCGGTGACCGGCATCGCTGGAACGTACGGGTCCACATCCTCGATCAGGCTCCAGGTCGAGTTATAGAGCTGCACGCGATAGACCGTCTCTGGGTTCAGGTAGATCGGCGGCATCGCGCCGGTACCGTCAGCTTGGACCACGGAGTAGAGCGCCGACGAGCCGTTCAGAGCGGCGGCAGGGAACGGTAGCGTGAGCCCCGCGTCCTGGTACACCTGCGCCGGGTTCGTCGTGCCAGAGACGTAGAAGTTGTAGTACGCGCCGGGCATAGAGACGCCCAGCGACGAGAGCGGTCGCGCGACCGGATCGTAAAACAGTTGACCTGTTGCCATTTATCAGTCTTCCTTTGGTGCGCTCTTGCCTGACGCTCGTCGTTCCTGTCGCAGCGCTTCTAGGCGCTCGGCCGCTGAAATGAGGTGAGGTCGGAGAGCTTCTTGAGCAGCCTGGCGCGCTTGGCTTGTACCGGCTGTGTTGGTGCTTTGCTCTTTCCCTGGAGCCACCCGTTCAGCATCTCCTGCAAACCTGCTTGATTGGAGGAGCCCGCGGTGTTGCTCGGTGCTAAAGAGCTGGTGGAAGTCTGGGGTGCTGCGGATGAGGTCATCGGTGATATCTCCGTTCTTAACTAACTCAGGAATCGTGCGGTCGCCCTTCTCTTCGGCATGTTCGTACGCGGTCTTCGCCCAGGACCATACGGTCTCTTGCACTTCGGCCGGCGTCCACGTCTCACCCGTCATGCGCGAGAGCAGGCTCGCCGCCGCGCGCACCTTGCCCGAGAGTGCGAGGTAGGTCGCCGACTTGCCGGGGCCGCTCTGGTTGAGTCCGCCGCCGAGTTTCGCCGGGTCGATCTTGGCGAACGACGCCATCCAGGCATCGTTCGTCACTTCGTTGACGTTGTCGGTGAGGTTGTTGTAGAAGCTGTGTACTTTCGGGCCGGACAGCTTGACGTTCGACGGATCATCAGCGGTCAACGCGCGGACGCCGTTGTTCACCCACGCATCGAGCACGTTCGAGCGGTCCGTGTTCTTCGCGCTCTTCTGCGAACTTTCTTCCATGATCCGACGGATGTCCGACGGATCGGTGGGCCGCCCTTCCTTATCCCAGTTGACATAGGTCTTGAGCGCGTTCGCGAAGTTAGTCTGTACACTCACCTGGGGTGACATGGCAGAGAGGAGGGCGGCGAAGCGGGGCGCCTCGTGCCCGAACGTGTTCACGATGGCCTGCGCGCTCTGTTTGTACCATCCACGCTTAGCTGCACCGGCAAGCGCCGCCGCTGCGTACTCCTCAGTGGCGGGCGTCCCGTGAAACGCCTCGACCACTCGCTTCGTAGTATCTGCTCGCAGCTGATCGCGTTCGCTGTCTGTCAGCTGGTTCGTGACATGGCGCTCGTCGGCACCGACGCCCTCCTCAGCGGACTTCACGACCTTGGGCGGCAGGAGGCCGGCCTTCTGGTCCGCATAGATCGTGTCGGCTCCCGAGGCGCCTTTGTTCTGCGCACCCGCAGGGCCTGAGTTCACCCAGGAGTTTTGACCCAGGGTTTCAGCGTCCATTGCACCACGAGCTGCTGGCGAATACATCTGTCGATGAGCGCGCCAGGCGTTATACTCACCGTTTGCGCGGAAACCGTTACCCTCGGCGGCATGTCCGTAGTAGTCATGTACGGCCCGGAATAGATCGTTGTACGTTGCATCCTTTCCCCCCATCTGGACCGGCGCCTTCTCCATCAGTGGGTGATCGGACGGCGCGGCATCTCCCGATCCGAAGCCCGCTTCGGTCGGATAGATGCTCATGTGATTGTTCGCGCGCACGTCTTCGTGCATCTCGCGCGGGTTCGTGTACGGGTAATCCTTGTTGAGGTCCACCTTCACGCCCGCCTTCTGCATCTGCTTGTACTGCGCTAGGGTCTCGGCCTTGAACGCGGCATAGGACTTCGCGACCTTCGGGTCGGTCGGGTCGTGCTTCATCGCATCGTAGGCATCGGCCACGTTCTTCGCCACCTTAGGGTCGATGTAGCGATAGTCTTTGAGCGCTGGCGTGTCGATGCCGGCGGACTTCTTGTACGCAGCGGCCGCGGCGCGCGCTTTGCCGTTCGGCTTGTCGCCTTCCGGCGCACCTTCGAGCGGTTTTTCACCGTCCGACTCGGTCGCCGTCGTACCGTCGTGGTTGCGGAAATAATCCTTATTGAACTTGTCCCACCCCTGCTCTTTCGCAGTCTGCTCGTGGCCCGGCGCGACGTGCATCTCGTCCCCGGTCGGCGTGCGTTGAGGAATCGCAGACTGTTTCGTCTTCGCAAGCACTTGCTGCATCTCGGGCGCGGACAGCGGGCGGTTAGTGTCGGCCACGACCGTAGGCTCGTACACGCCGTGCTTCTCCGGCGTAAGCACAGACGCCTTCGTGACCTTAGCTCCGGTAGATTCGACAGCTCCCGTCGCTTCCTGTTTGCTCATCTGGCGAAAGCCGGGCTCACCTTTGTTACCCTGGTTCAGGCCGATGTTGAGCGTGCCGCCGCGCTGCTTGTTACGGCTGCCGGCAGTTGATTGCTTTCCCACGTCACCCGCGGCGCCTGTCTGACCGGAGAGCCGCCCCAGGATGCGCTTCTGCTCATCTGACAACTGCCGGCCGCCGGCCAGCTGGTCGTTTGCGTTGTACTCCGAGCGCGGGTTGCGCTCGACACCGAACGATCCGCCGCGCTGCTTGTTGCGAGACGCTGCGGTGGCGTTGTTTAGCGGATTGTCGTTCTGAAACGAGAACGAACCGCGCTGGCCGGGCGGCACGTTGATGCGCTGACCAGGCGCTATGCTGTTGGGGCGCGGGCGCACCTCGAAGACGTGATCGCCGACCGCGTGGTAGGCACCTCCGCGGTGGTCGGCGTCTTTCTTCGTTACGTCGTACCCGAGCTTCTTCAGGTTGGAGTACGCGCCGGCCTGGCTGTCAGAGACCTGCTTGTCGCTACGCCATGTCTGACCAGCGGCGTGAGTATCATCGACCGCGCGCTGTAGCATGCGGGTACCCCAGCCCTTGCCCCGCTCGTCCTTCGGGATGAAGGACATGTTCGGTTGGCGTACACCCAGCTCGGGGCGCTCAACTACATCCATCCCACCTTCTTTGCCAGGTGTCCGGTATGTGTGGTAGGTCTGCCCGTCGCTGCGCTTCTCTGACTCGTGGGTGATCGCGTCGCGCTGGCTTAGGTCACCGACCGCGCCCCGCTGCTTGCCACCACCGACACGCGCGCCGAGCGGTTGACCGCCGGGCGCTGGCGGGTTCATCGGCTTCCCGGAACCTACCCGGTTACCGTTGCGGTCGATCAGACGCTCCTTTACCGCGCTATCGCTAGCGGCCTGTTCCATTTTGCCGGACGCCTTCTCGACCCCGTGCTCGATAGCTCGCCCGATGTAGCGGCCGACCACAGGCACCTCGTGCGCGAGGCTGGCGGTGATGTTCCCGCCAGTGGTGAGCGCATTAACCCCGAAGCCTGTACGCTGTTTCTGCGCCTCGGAACCCGGGTAGTGCTTGTCCATGTGCAGCGTGTTGCCGGCGTCGTTGATCGTCTGTAGATTCTTGAGTATGTCGGGACGTTCCTTGAACAGCTCAGGAGCGTTACGCGCGTACTGGTTCGCGGAGTTATAAAATTTTCGCGCGTTCCAGCTGCCGTCCGCGTCCGTAGCGGCGGCGTGTGCGCGGCTGGCAACGTGCGCCTGCAGTTCGCGTATGGCGGCGGCGCTTGCGTCCGCAAGTCCACCATCCCCTAAGTGCGCGCCTGCCCGCAAGACGTTCATCACATGCTGATGTTGTTCGGTCGGTAGGTCCGATATGTAATCCGCCACCTTGTGTGTCGGTATGGCGTGATTGATGCCCTGGCTGTCCGACGGCGTCAGGAGTTTCTTTATGCCGGTAGGATTTTCGAGCATCTGCGCCTGATGCGTACGCATGTCGCGCGCTTTTTGAAATAGTCCGGGTCCGCCCTGCTCGGACACGTCGGTGTCGACGTGGTCCTTCAGCTGCTTGACGACATGCGCGTTATCGAGCGTGCGGTTCGCGTTCAGCCATTCACGGAACTTTTCAGCGGCCGCGACACTGCCCGGCCCGGCGCCGCTGTTCGGCGTGCCATCACCGTTGTCGCCCACCGTCTTCAGCTGCTGCAGGCGCGCCTGTGCGGAGCGCCGGAAGCTGTCGGGCATATAGTTCGCGTCGTCTTTCAGGAAGCTATCTGCGCGGTTCAGGAACTGCGGCATCGGCTGTGTGCCGTGCGCGGCGCGTGCCGCATCATAAAGGCCGTCGGTCGCCTTTCCGAACCAGTCCTGTATGCCTTGGATGGCGTTCCGTATCACGCGTCCACGATTGTCTAGCGTGGTGCTGTCGACACTATCACCAAACTCTGAGCCGATGCTCTGATGCACGTTCGCGGCAGCTTTGTGGAGCGCGTCGTTCTCGCTCGCGATCTGCTGGCGCATGGGCGCGCTACCGACTTCCTTAGCTTGGTAATCATCCCCCGTGGCGTTGTAGTCGCCATTCAGGGCAGATTCCCGGCGCGTGGGCAGCGCACCATTGGAAAGTTTGTCGACGGCGTCAAGATGCGCGGCGCGCTGCTGTTGCTGTTCCGGCGACGGCGTCGCTTGCGGACCCTCTTTGGCCGGCTCGTTGAACAGCTTTTGGGCTGCCGCCGGAGGCGCCGGCCTGGCAGGCGGTGCCGGGGCTGAGGGTTGGGTCGCCGTCGGCTCGGGCGGCGTAGCGCGGCTCGTAGACGCGCCGTTGGCCCGTCGCGCGGCGACACCTTCTCTGACGAGCGCTCGCTGCTCAGGTGACAGAGACATATCCAGCGGAGCGTCGTCGGCGGTCGGTAAAGTGACCCGGTTCGACTCATGCCCGAACGGCATCGTGCCGGCGCCGTTGGCGGCCGGAGCCGGCGACGGTGCCGGACCCTCCCCCGGCTGTCTGATGCGTTCACCCATCCGAACAGGTGAAACGCCGTTGTCGTCGGCAGTGCCGTGTCGCTGCGCTTCCGCGTCCGCGGCGTCAACCAGACGCTTAAGACGCACGCCCTCTGGAGAGTCCATCCGTACGGCACCCCCGGCCGCTTTCGCCTGCCAAGCCGCCAGCGCGTCCTGCGCTGGGGTCTGACTCGGAGGAGCGGCGGGAGATTCGCCCGCTTCGCTCATCGTGCGGTGGAGGGTGCCCTCCGGGTACGGAATCGGGTTCGGCTGGGCGCGTAAATCATCGCCCGTGAGTGGCGCGCCCACATCCGGGGTGGGTGATACAGGTTTAGGGGCCGCCGGGCGGGGGGATAGCACGCGATGAGTGAGAGCGGCCGCCAGGTATCCCGTAGCGGCATCGGTGCCCGGGGCGAGACCGGCGCCCCCGACCGCCTGCTGCGCCACACCTGCGGCAGCTCCTGAGGCGACACTGCGTAATGCCCCAACAGTGCCACCCTCGCTGCCAATGAGGGACGGGGCGGCCATCTCAGCTCCGGCATGCGCGTACCAGTTTAGGTTGGTAGGTTCCTGTACGTCCACCGAGCTGGCGCCCAAGTACTTACGCGCCTTCTCTTTGAACCATTCCGAGGAGCCTACGTCGGCTGACGTAGCAGGTTCAAGCGAGCTAGGTACGGGTTTGTCTGTAGACTGTCCAGGCTCCGGCATCAATGCGACAGGGTTACCCTGGTCATCGACACCGTACTTGATGTTGCCGCCAACGGCAGATAACGTCCCCGCCGCGGCCTTCCCGAGTTCGAGCGCGTTGCGCGCAGTGTCGACCGGCAGGCCCGCGACATCCGCGATGCCCGCCTGTAGACCGCTCGCGCCGGCTTGCGTAAAGCCGCCCGCGGTCTGAGATGGCGCGTCTGTCGTATTACCAGACCACGCATCTTCCGCTGGCGGTGTCCAAACCGCATCGCTTGCCGGCGGAGACCAGGCTGCATCCGTCATTATTGACCGCCTTTCTTGTGTGGTTTCCCGTTAGCGTCCGTGTACGCTGCGCCTTTAGGTAATGCATCGTATTGCGCCTGCGATGTGATGGTTGGTACGCCTCCGCCTCCACTCTGTCCTGGGCGCGCGGGCTGAGTCGCTTCCTCCATCGGGAAGTGCGTCTGGTTCCACGTTGGGAACTGGTTCGCATCCTTCCGCGCGGCCAGGTACGCCGGCACGCGCTTCGCAGAGTCCAGGCTGTACTGCGCCGTTTTCACGCCGCGCGATATCATATCACGTAACGCGGTCGGGTCCATACCCGGGGACGGGTTCAGGTCGTGTAGGATAGCGTCCGACTCTTTCTCCGTCATCTGCGAGAAGATGCCCTTGCCGGATTGCAGCGCGGCGTTGCCGAGGTACTTCGCGACCTCCTGGTAGTCGCCGGCCATGTGGTTCTGCCAGCCGGCGGGGAGCCACTTCGAGTACTTCGCCAGCTCCTGGTTCCAGGCGCCGCCGTCGTAGTTACCCTTCGCGAGCGTATCCTGCGCTGCCTTGTACATCGTGAGCGCGGCGGAGGCGGCGCCGACGCCTTGACTAGACGTACTTGCCAAAGAGTTCCGGGCGTCGGTCTGTTTTTTCATGTCGTCCATCACGGGCGGCGGCGGCGTGTGGCCGATCTGCGCCGTGTACGGCTGCCCGTTGAGCGACGGCTTGTAGTCGAAGTCAGGATCGTGCAGCGCGTCGGTCAGCTTCGGGTCGATGTTGCCTTGCGCGTTGCGCGCGGTGCCGACGCCGTTCTGCGCTTTCGGCGTGCCGCTCGGGTTCGTCGCTGGGGCGGCCGCGTGGTTGGCGTTCGCAGTATCGATTGCGGACTGTGCCGTCGCCCGCGCCTCTTGCGCGTGCGCGCCGTTCTGGTTCTGCGCCGCGCCGCCATCGGCGCCCGGGAGCTTGCGCATCTGCGCCTGTACCATCACCCAGTCGCCGGGACCGTTCATGTTCTTGGCGCCACCCATCTGCGCGGCCTTCCAGGGCGCGACCTTGATCGTGCCGCCGCTGCCGTCGGGCATATCGACCGAGGGTGTGATCGCTTCGTGCGCCAGCTTGATGTACTGATCTTTCGATAAGCCCACCTGGTCGACGCCGGGGATCGGAATACCTGTCGCCTCGTCACGGTAGACACCCGCATCATCCTTCACAGCCTTTCGGTCCGTGTACTGGTGGACCACCCCGGCGGCGTGCGCCGCGAAGAGGCGCGCCTGATCTTCTTCGTCCCGCTCCTCGTTGGGGTCGTTCGCAAACTGTTTCTTGAGTGCGGCCACAACCTCGGGGTGCGAGGCTTGGAGCACGTTCATCGCTTGCCCGTCGGGCGCGTTGGTCACCGCGGAGAGCGCGTCGAAGTCGTCGCGCGAGCTTTGCTGAACCTGGGCAACGCGCTGTGCTTTCCACATGTCGATGCGCGTCTGCACACTCTTCGGCCCCATACCGTACTGGTCGGTGGGGTCCACCGCGTACGCATCGTTGATCGCCTTCAGCGCGCCGGGCGGCACCGGAGGTATGTAGTATTGGCTGCGGAAAGCTTTATCGATGGCGCCAGGGTCTAGGATAGAGCTGTCCGCGGAACCAGAGCGGTCACGCGCTTGAGAAAGTTCCTCGGGCTCGCTGGCCGGACCTGCGCCGGACGGTGCGCTGCCTGAGCCGCCCACGCCAGACTGATCGCTCATGCCGGACGACATGTCGTGCAGCCGCGCAAGGATCATAGGCATGCGCGCCGCCATCAGCTTGTTCTGCATGGCCTGCGCCTGCGCGGTCTGCTGCACGTTCTGCGTCTGCGCGCCGGCCAGGTTCGTCTGCGCGCCGGTAAGCTGCTGGTTCGCGACCGCGGTCGGGCCGAAGTTCTGGGAGATGTTGCCTGCGATATCTTGGGCGGAATCTGCTGCGATGTCACTCATTTAAAACCCCAGGTAGCTGGTCGCATTGCTCGCGGCGCCGCTGCCGTAATCGAGGCTGCCGCCGACAGTGCTCATATCGGTGCCAAAGTTCATCCCGGCGGACGGATCTGTCAACCCGCTGGAATCGAACGTCGGAGTGGTGATAGCCTCGCTGCCCCACGACTGCCCGGTACTAGGATCTATGCCCGTGTCGCCGACGTTGTTCTGGTTGTACGCATCGATTGCGTTCTGATTGTTGGCAAGAGGCGTACCAGAGAACGGGTCAGCGGCGTTGCTCGCCACGGTGCCGCCACCTTGCGGCACGCCGCTGCTGTTGACGCCGCTGCTACCGAGCGCCTTGCCGGCGGCGTTGATCAGGCTGGTACCCGCGCCGTTGGCGCCAAAGAGGCTGCCCGTCGCGTCGGCCGTGCCGAGGTACCCGCCAGCCTGCGCCTTACCGATGTTACCCTGCAGCGTGCTGATGTTGTTGCCGGCATTGATATTGGCGCCTTGCAAGTTCGTGTTCGCCGTCGTGCCGAGGCCGGCCGCGCCCATCAGCTGACTTATGTACGTGTTGTAGTCTTGCATGGCGGTGCCGGTCACGTACTGACCTACAGCGGCTGCCGTGTTTGGAGTGTACGCGCTGCCCATCGCAGCGGCCTGGCGTTGGATGGCTTGCGTCCCTTGCTGCGTGGCGAACGCGTAGCCTGGCATGTTCTCGAAGCCGGAGTAGTTCGCGGGCTGCCCGTTCGTGCCGAGCGCGGAACCGAGCGAGGTATCGGCGCCTTGCCCCAGCTTCTGCTGCGTGCCCCAGATGTTGTTGATGTTGCCGAGCGTGTTCTGCTGCGTGGTGATTGCGTTGCCGTACGCGTTCGTTTCAGCGTTCGCGGCAGCCAGCGAGCCGGCGGTACCGATCCCCGCTTGCAACACGCCGGGCAGTGCGCCCGTGATGGTCGAAGCGAGACTTGAATCTGTGCTTGTCATACTGCCGTTGTTCCCTTGTCCAGTGGCGCCCGCGCCTAGATAGCTTGCCCCGCCGCCCAGCGCGAGACCGCCTAAAATACCTGCCCCGCCGCTCGTGCCGACGCTTGAACCCGGCGTAGCGATGGTGCTCATGGGGTTCGGCCCCATCTGCGTTGCGCCACTCGTTAGCGCACCGCCGTTCGACACGCCGCTGTTCGACGTGCCCGTGTTTGTCACACCGCTCGTAGAGCCTGATAAGGCGTTACCGAGCGCGTTCATGCCCAGGCTGGAGGCGCCTTTAACCAGCGCGTTGGAGACTCCCTGATTGAGCCCGGTCGCGCTGCTCAAATCCCCAGACAGCGTGCCGGCTTCAGACGCCAACCCCGCGCCAGCGCCGCCCAGCACGGCGGACTTAGCTAAACCGCCAGCCGTGATGTTGTTGCCTTGCAGGCCGTTCGTAACTACGTTGCTAGCCACGCCGCCGGCTGCACCGCCGGCTATCGCGCCCGTCAGGCCGCCGATGGCGGCGGAAGCGGCGCCACCTGTCAGGACTCCAGCGGCGGCGCCTAGCACCATCGGGCCATACGACTGCAGGGCGTCGCCAAACTTCGTGTTCATGCCCTGAATAGCGTTGTACTGCCGCTCGACGTAGTTCGATTGCTGCTGTGGCGTCATCGCCATCAGAGCGGCATGAATGTTGGCGTTCGGGTCGCCGAACTGCTGAAAGTCCGGCGACGTTGGTTTGTCCTGCGCGGCATTGTACGCCGACACTACGGACGCGCCATCCCCCTTGATGGCGCTGTATCCCCAATCACCGTTATACCCGTTTTGTAGGTCGGCTACGCCGTACGGAGTCGACGCGTTCCCGCCTCCGACAGTCATTCGCATTTAGTGCTTTCCGACGACGCCCTGTATCTTCTCGACGGTGCGCGTGATGTGACCGAGCCCCAGCATGCCGGCGAGCGTCGACTGCAAGAGCGGATCATTCAGCGCGGGGAACTGGGTGGGGTGTCCGACCAGCGTGCTGACCCAAGTGAAGAGCGGGGCAATGATGCAGCTGATGGCGAGTCCGGTGCCGCACACCCAGCCGACGTACGGGCGCCAGCCGGCAACCCACCACGACGCGCTGGCAGCCTCGACCTTGTCGACATCGGACTGCGCGCTCGTCACGGACTGGAGCTGCAACATCTCTTCATCGAGCGCCCCTTTCAGCTGCAGCTCCTGCAGCTGCGCGACGGCGGCGGCGGCCGCAGCCTTGTCAGGTACGACCTTGTTGATGATCGCGATGATAGGTGCGGCGACGGTGTCCCAGATGCTCATGACGGGTATGCTCCGGTCAGAAAATAATTCGCTATGCGCGTAGCGCGGCCCGGCTTGTCGAAGCCGTGCGGCTGCACTTCCTTCGCCCAGAGGCTGGCGAGCAGGTGATCGTGCACCGTCTGCCACTCCTGCGCCTTGACGGCGGCGCGCGTCGGGCCGAACCCTTCCCACTTGCCGCCCATATTGAACGCGATCTCGGTGAGCGCGTTCTTACGACAGTCGGTGTCGCATGACGCGTACTCCGGCCAGCGAGATGCTAGCCGCATCGCGTTCAGGATGTCGGTGCAGAACCATCGGTCACTCGTCGATTGTGGGACGCTGAAGCCTTCCCACGACCGGCCTGGCGCCGGACGCGGCATCAGATGCCCGCGACCACACGTCCAATTGCCACGAGTATCGAGATAGGCCGTGAGTTCATCCCTCTCTGCAGCATCCAGATCAACTGCCAGACGCCTATCGATAGACGGATCGAGAACGGTCTCATTGGTTATTGCCATGTGGTTTCCTCACCTGCGCCTGAATGTCGTGGACAACGTCTTTAATATCGTCTAGCGACTGCTTCGTCGCTGCATTCTGTTGTTGAATGTTTGCCAGCGTATCGTCGTGCTTCGAGACGCGCGCATCTGTTTGCGCCGTGTGATTTTGTAGCTCGACAATCTGCTGGTTGACTTGGCCGCCGTGATAGACGGTCGAATACAGGCCGCCGGCTGTGGTTACTACCACGGCGACAGCGGCCCAAACGGATTCCATTGTCCACTTCAACATCGACATCTCTTTACTCTTTCGGCGGTGTGGCCGGTAACCCACCGAACGGCACGCCCTGCTTCTGTTGCTGGGGCTGCGGTGTTGCCTGCGACGGCACTTGCTGTTGCACGAACTGGTAGGCTTCCACCCACGCTACAGCCTCCATGCCGGTCGACTGCACGCGCCGCAAGAACTCAAGTAAGTTCTTGGCGATGTGTTCCGGGATCACTGGCTGAATAGTTGCGCCCGGTATCGTGGCCGCCAGCATGTCATCTACAGATACTTGATTCGTCATGACTCACCTCGTAAGTTAAACCGTCAAAACAGTGAATAGGCTACAGTAACCGAAGCATTTAAACCCTTAGTCCCGGCCGCTGTGAATGATGCAGTTGTCTCGCTAGCGCCTTTGTAAAACTGAACTGTACCACTAGTGCCCACACTGACCGCCCCGTTAGTAGTCACGGAGTTATCTACGATAAACGGTATAGACTGGTTCGAACCCCCGGACGCGGTGGTCCATATTTCCGACGGCACTCCGGTAAAAGTGCAGCCGGTCGAGTTGCTTGTCCCTGTGATAGCCGGAAGTTGTAGCAGGACTAAATTCCCAATCTTAGCCCAACGCGCTGTACCCGTCGGAGCTGTTGTACAGCCTGTAAGAGTTGCCGTGAATGTTCCAGTGTCTGGCGCCATGTCTACTTGGGCGTTAGCCGTTAGACCTTTGCCTGTGATACTCGTCCCTGTAATCTGTAGGCCGCCGCCTGCTGTA